GACTTGATGAAAAATTAAAAAAGTGTTATACTAAAAAAGAAAGGATAAATTTAATTATGGCTAAGAGAACTTATACGATTGAAAAGAAAGATCCAACACACACTCAAGTATGGGAATGGGATGAAACTCCAGAACTTATTCGACTCATTAAAGAACTACACGCAAACAAGCCCGCACCCAGCACTGGATCCAACAACCCCGTGGTATGATTGGTTGTGTTATTGCGAAATCTGTGAAAGTTTAGGCCCAATTCCTGGACAACCTTCTCTTCGTAGATTTATGGCATATCGAAGATATCTTAAAGAAGTAGGTGTATTATGATTGCAACAAATTGGTTTCAAAAGAAATGGGGATTTGAAGATCCTGTTTTAATTGACGAACTTTATTCTAGACTTGTTGAGTTGGAACAAAGAGTTGAAGAACTTGAGAGAGAAAATGTTGAGACTACCAATGAGCTCTATCGTATGGAAAACTCTTTGGATGCTCGTATAGATATTATTGCAGAACGCTGTAGGATTGATTACGATGTATGAACTCGATGATTTTGAAAAGGCACTTGCTCACTTTGGTACAAGGGTGGATATCATTTGTGCTCTTGAAATGGGAGGAAAGATTGATTCCATTTCTGCCTATAAAGAAATTAAAGCAGAACTCAAAGAGCTTAAACGAGCAAAAAAACAATATGCTAAGGACATGTAGTAAATGTGGTGAAGAAAAACCATTGGGATCTGGTCATTTTCAAATAGTAAGACACTTTAAAAGTGGTTATAGTTATTATTGTAATGAGTGTAATAAACCTAAACCCAAAGAATAAATTATAAATATTCTAAAAGTAGGTAAGATGTTGGGATAAACTATGGCTAAATTGACATCCGCTGGAATAACATTTGCTGTAGGAAATGAAATAAACAATCGCAGTTGGATGTTTCAATCGGGAACCGCTTGGGTTTTTTACCAAGCAGCTGCCCCTACTGGATGGACAAAATCAACGAGTAACAATAATAAAGCACTCAGAGTTGTTTCTGGGAGTGGAGGAGTTTCTGCAGGAACAAATGCTTTCACGACCATAATGACTAGTTCATATTTGAATTATTCTGGAAGCATAAGTGTTGCAACTCCAACTGGTAATACGGGATTGCTTGATACTCAAATCCCCGCTCATACTCATACAATGAATCCTCTTAATTATGCATTAAGTGCAGTTCCCCAAACTAATAATCCTGATGGCAGTTTTAATAGTTGGAATGGTGGGGATGTTCGTAGACCGGCTCCTGGTGTAGCTGGGGGTTGGGTTAGAAATTCTCCAGCAACTGGACCTATCGGAAGTAGTACGGGTCATGCTCACCCCGTTGCAGCTACTGCTCCAATTAGCGTTCCTATTTCATTAGCTGTTCAATATATAGATGTTATTGTCTGTACTTTTAATGGATAAATACTAATAATAATATCTGTAGTTTACATCATATAAAATGGCTAAATTAACAGCAGCGGGAATAACTTTTGGTGACTTAACTACTTTAACTTCAAAGTATGGTATTGTTCCACAAAGCTCAGTATCAATCTTTTATCAAGCATCTGCTCCTACTGGGTGGACAAAATCAACCGCAAACAATGATAAGGCACTTAGAGTTGTAAGTGGAACTGGCGGAGGTGCTGGAGGAAGCACAGCTTTTAGTACTATTTTCCCTACTTCTACTACTCCAATATCAGTTTCAAACATACCATTAAGCGGAACCACAGGAAGTACGACTCTTACGGAAGGTCAACTACCAGCGCACACACATCCTAACGGTGGTTTTGTTGGATTAACTCCTGGTGGAGGAGATGTTGCTAGTGGTGCAGGTTGGACTAGGAGTAGCCCAATAACTGGACCTGGGCCCGCATCTGGCGGCGGTTCTCATACTCACCCATGGTCAGGAACTGCTAATTTTACAACTACTTTTGATCTCAGACTTCAATACATAGATGTTATCGTTTGTACTTTTGCATAATTTGTGATATAATTTGAAAAAATACTTTGTCAATATGAAAAAAAATCAATCTGGTAGTTTTTGTCCCCTGATTAAAAAAGATTGTGTAGAACATAAGTGTTCTTGGTATGTCCATGTGAGAGGTATGAATCCGAACACTGGAGAAGATGTAGATCACTGGGCATGTGCAGTAACTTGGATGCCTATGTTAACTATTGAAAACTCTCAACAACAAAGATCCACTGGCGCAGCTGTAGAATCGTTTAGAAACGAAGTAGTAAAAGCTAACGATCAAAATAGACAACTATATATTGATATAATTCAACAAAATGGCATAATGCCAGTAAATGTAACTTCTTTGCCAGATGCAAATACATTACCAGGAACAGGAGAATAACTCATGAAATTAACCATTATTCCCATAGATGGTGCTGTTTATATAGATCAAAAGTGTTATCATAATATAGATCTAAGTTGGATCCCAGATATCGATGATAAAAAAGTTCATGCAATTCAATGGTTGGATGAAGATGATGATGGTATAGGAGAGGGAGAAATTGAATTTGTTGGGCCCGATCAAAATTTAAAAATCACCACTTTGGGAATAGAAGGATTTTGTAGTTTTCAAAAAGCAATTGATCAATGGAATGAGAAAAAGGAAGAAGAAGAGGCTTTATATCAAGCATATTTAGCTGAACAAGAAAGACTGAAAAAAGAAGAAGAGGAACTATTACAAGCTAATTTCCTTGCCTTCAATCAAAGATATCTTCCTACATTGGATGAAGAAACTGGTGAAGAAGTAAATGAAAATGAAGATGAAGAAGAAGAAAATATATTCTATGATATTGAGGAACTCCTAAAAGAAATTTAAATTACTGATTTTAAATTATGAATAATAAGTTAATTGAAAACAATTATATTGTTTTGCCTGATTTTATTTCAAAAGAGAGATCGTCTGATCTGTCATTTGAATTTTTAAAACACTGTAAAGAAAATAATCTGGAAGGTGATGCACAAGCTCCAGATTCTTATTCTTTGTATAACTATCTTCCATTTTTAGAACTTCTTTGCGAAAAAACTCCAGAAATTTCTTCTGCAATAGGGGAAGTTGTTTTGCCTACTTACACTTATGCGAGAGTGTATAAAAATGGGAGTGAGTTGTTGCGCCATACAGATAGAGATGCCTGTGAGATATCTTTGACTTTGCATTTGCACGGCGATTCTACTTGGCCTATATGGATTGAAACTCCAACTGGTCAACAACGATCCGTTAATCTAAATCCTGGAGATGCTATGATCTATCTGGGAAGAACAGCTCCTCATTGGAGAGATCGTTATGAAGGAGAGTATTATACACAAGTGTTTCTGCACTATGTAAGAAGTCGTGGAGATTGCGCTTATGCATATTTTGACAAACTTAATGAACAAACCAAACCAGAAACTGCAACTAAAGCTGTGAAAGAACCTGTTGAAGAACAACCACCACTCGTTCAAGAGCCAATTGTTGAGAATAAAGAAGTGGAAGTAAAATCAATCTCTTACAGGAGTACAAGAACTTTAGAAGAATATATTTTTACATTAGAAAATGTTGTTCCCGAAGAATTGTGTGATAGAATCTTGGAAGAATATGGTGAATCAAATCTCTGGAATCCAACTATGGTTGGTGATGGGACTACGGACAATAAAATTAGAAATTGCGATGTCATTAACATTTCTGAAGGTAGGATACTAGAAGAAAATTTTGACATTAGAAAAAAACTTGACGAAGATTTTTACACTTGTGCCTCAAATGCAATTAACGAGTATAGAAAGTTATTCCCAGATGTTGCTTCAGAAATTGATACGGGATACGATCTACTAAGGTATAACGAAGGACAATTTTATATTCAACACACTGACTCATTTAAAGGTCAACAGAGATCCGTAAGTTGTTCTTTTCTTTTAAACGATGATTATGAAGGTGGTGAGTTTGCATTTTTTGATAGAGAAATTATGATCCGAGGAGGAAAAGGATCTATTGTAATGTTTCCATCTAATTTCATGTTCCCTCATGAAATAATGCCTGTAACATCTGGAACTAGATATTCAATTATTACTTGGTATGTCTGATAAACTCAAAGGGATTCCTAGTATCTACTATCTCAATTTGGATTGTGAGTTGGATAGAAGAAGATATATGGAACGACAATTTGAAAAATGGGGAATTGATAATGTAAAAAGATTTTCTGGATCTCACTATCTTGCAGAAAATTATGATGACTGGAAAGATGTACTACATTTTCCTCATTTAATTACCGGAAAACCACATCAACTGGCTGCTTCAATTACTCTTTCTACTCTTGAGATCATAAAACATTGGCTAGAAACAACCGATGAAAAACATTTGATTTTATTTGAAGATGATTATGATTTAAATTTAATTGAACATTGGCATTTTGATTGGGAATATTTGATGAATAATATTCCATATGATTGGGATTGTATTCAACTTGGATTTGAATCTACAAGATATATTCAATTTTTTCTTCATCCTAAAGATACAACAAGTGCTTACGGACCGATTCTAATTAATAGACATTTTGCTCAAAAATTAATTAATTTGCATTATGTCAAAGACAAATACATGTTAATTCGTAAGTACGGTAGACATCCATTTAATACTGGTTACAGAGTTGTTTCATTAGATACTTTTATTCCTTTTCTTGGAAAGACATATCAAATACCATTGATAACACAGAATCCATATCTAGATAAGATACCAAAGAAACATCATTTTCTCTGTAGAGATATCTATTATGATTGGTGGCAAAATAAAAGAGATAATTTTACTTTAGATGAGTTTTTTTCTTACGGTAAAGAAAATGATGGCGACATGGTTGAATTCCTGAAGTATCAATGACTATTCATTCCAAATTGGATGGTCTCCCTCCAATTTACTACTTTAATTTGGATCACAGAAAGGATCGTAGAGAATACTTAGAAAAACAATTCTCCGATTACGGAATAACAAATTACTATAGAGTCAATTCTTCTAGATATTCTGTTGAAAATTATGAAGAATGGAAACCTAAAGTTATCACTGATAAACTTAGAACACAGGTGTGGTTTTTGGCTACTCTAATTGATAGGATGCATGGTATAATAGATTGGTATAACTCTAATGTCTCTGAAACTTGTTTAGTAATTGAAGATGATTTTTGTTTAGAAACAGTCGATCACTGGGACTTTGATTGGAAAACTTTTGTGAAGAGTTTGCCTTGCAACTGGGAGTGTGTTCAACTTCACATCATTGGTGAAAAGTTCTTATCAATGAATTTGTCTAAGTGGTATAGAAATAATCACTCCACCGGTTGTCTGTTAATTAACAGATCATATGCAAAAAAACTCATAGATCTTCATTACATAGATAATAAATTCAAATTGTATTCTAATTATGGATACAACAAAAATTGGCCAGATTATCATTATCAATCTGTAGATT